ATGGTAACCATTAAAATATATCTAAGAACCTATGGGAGCGACCCGGATAATGGAGTCGTGTGGTTATCCTTTTATGTTAATCGTGAAAAGGTGAACTTTTCTACGAAAGTTTCAGTTGACATCAAAGACTGGAACGATAAGAAGAAATGTGTTGGGGCAGGAGACAAGTTGGCAAAAGATAAGAACTTGATTATAGAAACTATTCTAGCCAGAGTAAACAATGTTTTTGTAAAGTATCGCCTCCGTGACAGGAAACTTACCAGGGACTCTTTTCTTAAAGCATATCATCGTCCGACTGATTATAACACTTTCTTTGACTTTGTGACGGACTATCAGAGGAAGGAGTCTCTAAAACTTGAAGATTCTACCTACAAGACTAATTTATCAGTAATAAAGAAATTGAAGGAGTATAATCCTAACCTTTATTTTGATGATATAACAAGTGAGTGGCTTGACGAATACTTCTTCCATTTAATGAATGAGTTGGAGAACAACCAAAACACGGCGAATAAAAACATGGCCACAATCAAAAAATATGTTCTGGCTGCTTTCAATGCGGGATATATGGATGAAAATCCTTTTAAAAAATGGGCAATAAAGAAAGGGCTTCCTTCAGGAGAATATCTGTATGAACACGAATTGCAAACATTGATGGAGTTATATACTTCCGGAGATCTAGAATATAAATATCACAAAACCCTTGAGCTGTTCTTGTTCTTATGCTTTAGTTCTTTGCATATAGGGGATGCCAAAGAACTAACTTTAGAGCAGTTCACTGATACTACTTTCACTTATTTCCGGATGAAATTGAAGAAGAGAAAGCCGATGCCAATTCAGGTCCCGGTATCAGAACCGTTGAGACAACTATTAAAGAACATTGTTGGTACCAGGAAGAAAGGGCCTGTCTTTGAGAAACTGTGCGCTGATCAGACGATGAATCGGTATCTAAAAGAGATTGCTGTCATTGCCGGTATAGAAAAGCACATAACGCATAAAGTAGGTAGGCATACCTTTGCAACCATTTTTTTGCGTAAGACTAAGGATATCGCTTCTTTGAAGGAGATCCTTGGGCATTCGGATCTGAAGGAGACATTAGTATATGCTCATGTGTTGAATGAGAGTAAACAAGAAGGAGTACAGTGCTTCAACAGTTTTGCCTTTTAAATTGTACTTTCGTACGGAATGTGTCTATCTTATTGATTACTAGAAAATAGCGGGCGTACAATTTTTGTACGAATGTGTACAAAAATGATGCGCCCGCACGATTTTAAAGGTATGTCTATACGTTTAGCTCAAATTTCACATTCTCATTTCCTGCGATTAGATTATGAGTATTCTCAATGTTGTTCTCGTAGATGTGCACATTTGCAAGCGTGAGCGCTATTGACTTTAATGGCAGATCTATCTGTCTTGACATTAAATATAAGTGATAAATATCTGCAGGTAAGCCGAGGCTGGCATCAGAACTACGTTGGTAAGCGGAGAGAACTAATTCTCCTTCATCTATTTGAAACTGCACTAAGCTCAGGCATGGTGCCTGGTTGCTTTCTACATCAGTTGCACCCAGGAATAGTACATAGTTCTTGCTATTCCTTTTCTCTCTGTTGATTTTGTCGATGAGAGGCGGAAGTTTCTCGAAATAAGTTGGGTAACTATTCACTAGGATAGAGCCACAATAGTCCCACCAATTAATCCCGGCATTCCGGTATTTCTCAACACTTCTTTCTCCTTGCATGAACAACTGAAGTTCGTTCTTCAGTTTTTTTCGTGCAATATTGTGACCTTCAAAAATGTCAAGTAGGTCTATAGGAGTTAAATGTAATTGTTCATTCAGGAGATATTTGATATTACCTTTTTTGTTGGCTTGTAACTTCCCTGAATCAAGTATTTTGCCCAAAATTTTATAGTATTTGTTCATTGTCTTTTTTATTTAGCTATCTTTGTGACCTCACCACGTAAAAACAAATGCGATACGTCGCAGCAGAGGTCTTTAGCCCCCAGCTGTGCGGCGTGTCGCATTTTGTTAGTACGTGGTGAGATACTACTAACTGGCTGGGGGCTTTATATTCCCCCATTATTTTCTATTTCCTCACTATTGGATTCCTTTATTTCAAAGATTTATGGACGAATCAGGACTGTGGGAGAATATCCAAACTCCGTGGCAGCATCAAAGCAGGGACACATTTTGATCCATTCGCTCGGTTCTACAATCCCGTTATCATTCAGATCCGGAGATGTGTCTCGATGGCCGAGAACTTCAGCAATGGGATATTCCTGTTTGAGTCTCATTACGAGATCACGCATGGATTGTTTTTGAGCATCGGTACGAGTATCGGCTGGTTGCCCGTTCACATCAAGACCTCCGATATAACAAATTCCAATGCTGTGTTTATTGTATGATAAACCGGATGATCCTTTTGTGTTGCAGTGTGCTCCCTCTATTGAGAGAGGTCTACCTTCTTCAATGGTACCGTCTAAATCTATCACAAAATGATATCCGATTTGATTGAATCCACGTGCACGATGCATACGATCGATGTCTTTTGCTTTAAAATCTTGCCCGGCTTTAGTAGCAGAACAATGAATAATAATTGAGTCGATGTTGTTCATTTGATTTTTTCTTTTAATTATTAATACTACCTTTGTATCGCTTATAAGGCGAAGGGGTGGTACCCTTCGTTATTTGTTTTGTTTGTGTTTTATATCCGTCTTACTCGTGATGAGCAGGGCGGTTTTTTATTTAACAGCTCTTCTTGGTTTATTCTGTCTTTTGAGATAATGGATATATCCTACTAGCATATTTCGACCAAATACCAGCCGTTTTATAGGCTTCCAGAGAGCCATCCGGAACATAAAATTTACATGGTGTATTATTAAATGTAAGGTCCACCATAGTCGGAGGAACTACAGGATTCATTATGATGTATTCCATATTCGTACATTCAGCTATTGCATAAATCCCTAATGATGTAACACCCTCTGGAATATCCAAATGCGTAAGATTATAGCATCTTCTCACTAATTCATCAGGAATAGATGTTATGGAAGATGGTATATGAAGATTTTCCAAAGATTCGCACTGAAAAAAAGCACCTTTTCCAAGAGTATGTATATTGTCAGTTATTTCTATCTCCTTCAAACTTTTACATAACCTGAAACATGATTGTCCTATAGACGTTATATATTCACTTATGTTTATTTCTATCAAAGAGGAACATTCACAAAATTGACTGGCAGATATCTCGGTAATATTCTCATTAACCGGATAATGAACCGTTTCCAAAGAGCTACATCCATAAAACACATACCCACCAACCATCTCTGTGATTGTATCAGGCAATATTATGCTTTTAATACCTGAATCTCTGAACGTCGAATTTTGCAATTCATATAAATTTCCCGCACTAAACGTCACGACTTGTAACTGCTTACATTTATTAAATGATCCAGAGTATATTCTTTCAACACTAGCCGGGATGTAGATATCTCCTATTGCAGTGTTATAAAAACTATTAGTATCTATAATTTTTAAAGACTCAGGAAGTTTTACAGACCTTAGGTTAATACAATTTTCGAAGAAAAAGCGATTAGTATTAGTAACTGAGGCAAAGTACATGAATTCATTGAACGAAGTAATATCACTATTACCTCTGAAAGAAACATCTAATGATCTAACAGTCTGTATTTGCCCCATAGTTACCCCTTCTCCATCTCCATATTTATCTATAATAAGACTTCCTATTACAGAATCCTTAAATCTGACGTATTCCTTGCCAGTGACATTCAATACCAGTTTTTTGAATGTATTCCTCAAAGCTTCTATTGAATCGGCATAATGGTTAGCTTCTATATTCAAAATTCCGTCCAAGACCGGATATTTATCCTCTCCGGCTATGCCTTCAGAGCTTAATCCCTCATAGCTTCCATCGGCAAGCGTAGCGAGCTTATCCAACATGCCTGAATCATTGTAGGTTTCCTCAAAACCTACAGCACGGATACGCTTCAACGAATGGTTATCTCCCTGCCCTGTCTGCGCATTCATTATATCAACAAGCAGCTGCATGGGAGACAGGTTCGGACAGTTCACGATAAAGAAGTCCGTAATGACATCCCTACACAAATCAATCCCGATGCCTTCCGTTGTCAGTAACGGATAATTAGATAATGACAGGTATTGGTTAAGTCTGCTGTATTGAATTACACGAAGCCCTCCTCCCGATGGAAGCACAATCTGCGTCAAGGATGTACCGTCTGCATATATCTCCTGCAGATGTGAGCATGCGGACAGGTTCAATGTACCGGCCAAGGTGGCGATGTTCGACAGCAGCAGCCTCTGAAGGCTTACGCAATTGGACAACGTCAGGGAGGATATAGAGATGACAACCGGGGCGTCCTTGCTTCCCAGCCGGATATCACGGAGCATCCTTCCCTGAATGATCATAGACCCGGTAACGTTCTTATTATGCCAGTCCCCTATATCCTGCAGGTAGGATGCTCCCTGTATCGCATTCTGCTGGTCTCCCGACCCGGAAAGTTCAATCTCCATTTCACATACTTCTCCAGCTTTCGTCCTTCTTCCCCGGATGATACTTGTACCGTTGGCAATCGCAGGATACATATCCATCGCCGGAGTCAGTTCATACTTGATTGTGTTACCGGCAGCGCGTACGGTGATAGTATCCGTCCCGTTAGCAGAAAATAGTCCGAACGAATACTTTGACATCATGTACAGAATACGTTTCGTAATCCATCGCTGTTCCGCAAGATAATGGTCGCCCAGCGACTGGGTGATCGGGTCGGTATCATTCGAATAATGTCCTTTGTTGTATGCCAGTTTCCCGTTTTCATAGCAGTACTTCGCATCCGCATTATAGGCATTGGCGGGAAAATATTCCTGAGCCTGGTCAAAGTAGTATTTCTGATAAAACGCAAACAGCTTTTCAAGGTCGTTGCCGCTTTTCAGCCCGCCCAGCGTCTGCATGGCGGTCATTGATTTGCGCATGCTGGCAATCTTTTCTTCTGGGAAAGCCAGTTCCATCAGGTTGAAGAAATTGTTTGTTTCGCCGTTCCAGACGGATGCTCCGGTTTCGTCCGTATCATGCGTTTCCACACTGTACTCCTTATCCGGTAAACCACGATTGGTTGTATCAAAACGGGTGTCGGCATCATCGACACGCCAACGCCACCTGGATGTCTCCGTACCGAAACAGTATGGATAGGTATTCTTCGCGCGTTCGTCGGTTCCGGCATTGAACTCTACGTTATTCATAAAGAACAGGCAGTCGTCAATATCCCAGTATGCGGGAGCGTCCATGCGGAATTTCTGTATACGGGCGTTAATGAACAGGGTGTTTAGTTCGTCATCCGTTTTTCCGGCAAGATCGGAAGTATTAAGCCCATATCCCTTGTCTGCAAGCTGCGACAGCAGATTGATTGTTCCCTCCCCGATATCAGATGGCATGAACTTTCCTTCTGACGATTCGAAATAGTAAACGTTATATTGATTGATGTCACCGGATTTGGCAATCCAGAACTCGCAAGGTTCGTTCTTGTATCCGGATAATTGGGCGTTCAATTCTTCCAATGTGCCGTTAAACGGTTTCAGCCTTGGCGAGCACTGGTAAACACAATTGTAGGCAGGAATAAAGCTTGATATGTTTTCCACTTCCCCTTCGCCCAGGTCGAAGCTGTTCTGGCCATTGTACTGAAATGCCTCTTCATCCTCATTATAGGCTATCAATCCCTTTGCCGGATTCCACGGCACACGGAACAGGGTGAGCAAGGGAGAATTATCCGATCCCTCAATGCTCAACAGGTTGGGATAAGTATCGGTGTTATAGCCGAAAGTGTCGGCGTCACCCTTATCAGGGCCGAAGGTATACAATCCCCGGAATATGTATATTGTTTCCCCTTCGTCATTGGTTTGTTTCTCAAAGCACACAAACGGAGCTTCCCAAACTGACACACGGACTTTCGCATCTGCGCGCATCGCCTCGTTCAGGATACCCACTTCACGTATAAGGTCCGTATAGGAGTTTACCGCACCGATCTTATGCGACTGCATACTGGAGGCATAGTTCTTCTTTGCCGTAAACTTGCGTCCAGCCGGAAGAGACGGTGTCATTGACCACTTCGCTCCCGCGGTGGAGTCCGAGCCGTCGGCGTAACGAATGACGGAGAGTTTCTTGTCAAGCTGGTAACGGGTATTCCAGATCCAGTATTTCATGGATGACGTACCCTGCCCCTTGGCGGTCACATTGCTGATTGAAACATTCCATTCCGGATGGTCATAAAAGAACACTTCCAACATGCCGGTACGAGTTGATTGATCCGCCATGTAAGGAATTGTATTGTCGAATGTCATTACGTTAAACTGATCCTTCGTATTTTCAAAATCGATATCCGAACCGTGCAGGTCCAGGATGTCATTATTCTCTGTCACAATTGCCTTGGAATCTGTGGTATTCAGCCAGTTGATGTAATTACGCAGGACTCCCTGTGAGGTCAGTCCCTGGTTATATTCCCGTATTCCGTATATGTCCACGTCCGCGTATCCGGAACCTATCACGATCATCCCGTTATGGGCGAAATAATCATTGCTCTCGTAGGTGAATTCCCTGTTCTTGACACCGTTGACATACAGTATGCAAAGGTTGAATCCGCTGTTGCCATAGGCGTCCGGCAAAATGGTCAGCGTGAGTCTTGTGCGTTTTCCCTCGAACGTATGCAAACTTTGTACATCATCGTTTTTAAGTGACTGGGAGTGCATGATAATGTCATCCGCATAGATGTTCAATCCGACAAATGAACCACCGGACGGGGACGATATGGTGATAACCGGTTCGGAATAATCCGTCACGTTATCAACCTTATAGTCAAGTTCGAGAGTCTTCCCGGTGCGGGCGCATTCATTTTTAAAAGGGGAATATCCCATGCGCAGCGATGAGCCGGCCATAAGCCGGAGTACCTTGTTCCCGTCTTCGTCCGATTGCCAGCCGTCATTGCCCCAGTTCATATTCTCCCAGCTGCCCGGGATGACGGAACCGTCCATTTCATTTATGATTTCCTGACGATTCCCCTGCCGGTTGGAGCGGGTCTTGGGATTCATATAGAATACGGAGCCCGACACGGCCGAATATCCCAAGGAGTTGTTTACCTGATAGGTGATTGGGGATGTCAGCTCCATATCGACATCGAGGATATGGGCCGTTATTTCAAATTCCGTATTATCCATTGTCTCAATCTCCATCGGGAATGAGAATGTATGTCTGGCGGAACATGCGATACTGTCTTCTTCGGAAGTAAAGACATCCTCACCATCTTTTTTGATGGTGAATTTAGCGGAGGTAATGACATTGTCGCCATCGTACATCGCGTAATCGAACAATGAGTTCTCACTCCAGTTGGTCGCCCTGCCGAGAATGTTGTTAACGGCTACCAGCTTCCTTTGTTCGCCGGCTACCGCGCAAATGACATTGAACGATATCGTTCTTGTCTTGACCGTCCCGTCCGAGTTCGAGACATAAGCAGATATATTGAATACGCCTGTCACGCCCGGGTGGATTACAGAGTAATTGTAGGCGGTTTCCGTATATACGCCTGTACCGATCTGAATCTGGTAGGATTCATTATAATCCTTCCCGGTAACAGTCACATACAATGTTTTTGAAATATTACCGCTGATATTCAGAGGAAGCGTAATAGCACCGGTGTAAGCCGTCCACCATTTAAAGTTGTCCGCACTGATGGACAATGAAGTAAGCTGTACCGTGTATACAAATGCCGGAGCCGTCACTTCCGTCACTTCTCCCGTTACTTTGATCATTACATTGTTTGCTCCGGACGCCAGAAACTCCGCAACGTCAATACTGAAAGGAGAACCGGAACTGATATACAGCTGTTTGACAACAAGATACTCAGCGCTGTTGCTGTTTTTAACAGAGATCTGACAGAACCCACGCTCTCCGGTATCTTCATAAGGTTCGTTGGTGCTGTATCTTTCCTGGCTGATGAAAGTAAAATTCAAATGGCAAGGTTCCCCTTTGCTGGCTGACAGGCTTTTACTGTCCAGGTTATTGATTATACGCAGGTTTCTTTGTATCCCAGTTTCTCCACCTCCGCCGCTATGTGAGGAAATATAGTTCATTAAGTCTTCAAAGGTGGTTATAATAGATCCGTCCTCCGCAACTCCGGTGGGAATAAACACTCCGGTAGCAGGAGACCATCCATTATTGCCGTACAGTAATACGGAACCGTCTTCTGCCGTATCGGATTCAGGGGAGACATTCTTTAATTCTCCTATTGAAGAAGGAGTATTTGCGTCCTTCTCCAATTCCTTGACGGTATCGATCAGATTATTGAATTCTTCAGCCGACAGACGTCCACGGGAATTCTTGCCTTCATTTTCTTCCTTATGTTCTACATTCAGTGCCATAATACTATTCTCCAAATATTAACGGGAAGGCATACGGGAAGCCTTCCTCCTTGATTTCTATTTTTCCGCGTGCTGAAAGCGCGTGCATGATCAGGTTTGTTTCAAGCATACCGGTATCAGCCATGTCGCTTTCAACCCGGCTGATCACGGTACGGGTGGTATTGCCATTGTCATCCGTCTTGCGCACACTTAAAACAAACTTGATATATCCCATTTTACTCCTGCTTATTTAGTTGGTTGATTATTTCTCTTTTTACAGCAGCAATAAGCCTTGAATTTCTGATTATAGTTTCAAATGCCTTGCGGTAATTAGCTGGTATTTCTACTTCTTCATTTGAGTAGTAGATCGCTTTAGCAAGGTCTTCAAATCCGATGTCGAGCAGGAGATTGCCGTTATACATCATTTCGTTACCTACTACTTTTGCGACGTCGAAAGTTTGTATTGCGCCTTCGAAGGAGGTCCGTGCCTCGATTTTCTTAAAATTGATTTTCATATTATTTATATTTTAATCCAAGTTACTCCACCATCAGAAGTCTTATAGACTCCCTCCCATGATACTTTGAGACCGTTATCCCTGCATATAATTTTTAAGACATCAGTATACAGGTTTGTTTCAACTGTTATTCCGTATGACGTTATGACAGTATCGGATTCATATGTACGTATACCCCCACCATCCGGGATAATCTCAGTCATGAAAGACTCAAACATAATTTTCTGTTTGTTCAAAAACATTTGAGTATAATCACCAGGTTGAAAACCGGACATTCCAAGGCCATCACTATTTATCTTTATTCCACCGATATATCCATTATCTGAATTTATGGTCCCATTAAACGTTCCATTATTTGCCACGATGGAACCGTCTTCGAGTATTTTAAAGTTTTCGTTAGCAGTTACAGTGCCTTCAAATGTTATCTGATCTGCGGATATCACCGCGTTCGAAATCAATCTTCCTGCATCATCTTCCGTGATGAATGTACTGATTTCAGCCCTCTTTACGTATCCGTCAGCTTCGGCTTGTTCAGTAAACAACTGAGTGAAACCTGATTCAGTAACAAGACCGGATGTGCTGATATTGCTGACATGACCTTCTGCGTCAAAGGTTATCTTTTTAGATAACAGTACATTGAAATCATCGGTTGTTACCAATCCGCTCGTATTAATGTTTGTGATATTACCGGAATTATCAAAATGGATTCCTTCTACAAGAGCGGCAATAGAATCCTTCGTCACTTGGATAACAGCCGTGTTTTTATCTGCCGTTTCCTGCGCACCTCTTGCGATCCCTAATGCGTTCAATGCATCCTGAGCAGCATCATACGCATCGCTGATACCCTGGTTAGCCAGGCGTTTTGCTGCTTCGATGCCTTCTTCCGAATCAGTCACAGCAGCGAGTATCCTGTCTCCCAAATTTTCAAGATAGGCGGTGGTGGCTGTGGAACTCGGTTGCCAGTGTTTTATAGAGAATGCTGCTCCTTTCGCTTTTGCAGTGATGCAGACGAGAGAGTCATTCTTATAAGCGACACCTTCACCGGAATAGGTTGCATTCACCCACATATCACCGATATCATAAACATCGGAATCCTTTGGCTGGGATACAAATACTCGTCGTTTCCCGTCAGCGGTATCCTGAGCCTTGGATGCGTCTTCCAGTGCTTTCAGCGTCAGATGGTCCGTTATATCATTCCAGCTCCATGAACTGCCATCCTTTTCGAATCTGTATCCATGTCCCGTCAGACGATTATAGAACATGTCCTGCTCATGCATGGTTTTAAGTTCATCGGTAGTCCACTCGGATGCCGGCAGGTTCTCCAGCGTGGGATCGTAGTCAAAGAACCACAGAGTGTATTCCTTATCCGTTTGCTCCCTGACAAGATCCATGTCCGTTTGAAGGTCATTAATAGTATCGTCTATATCTTTCCCTGTGGCCTGATTAATGAACTTAGCGGATATCTCACTTAGTACAGTATTCAGATCGATAAGCGGTTCCGGCATCGTATAGGAGTTGATACCTTTATATATACGAATGTAGGGACCGCCGGGCGTTACACTATCCCACAGGATCGTGCCTTGCCTTTCTGGATTTGTTTTGTTTCCGAGATGTACGATGTTGTCTCCTGCCAGGGGATCGTCGCTACCTGATATACAGTCACTCTTGGACAGGTCGATGAAATCATCGCCAATGCCGACAACCGCACGCCAGTAATAGTGATTTCCGCTTTTTAGATTGAATGTCTCACAGTTTGCCAAGTCATCTACGACAAACGGATTATAGATGATTCTGCCTTCCGCATCTGTGGTCCGAAAGTAACATCTCCAGAAGGTTCCTTTATCTTCTACCTTGTTACAGATGATACCGTCTGAGTTGTATTGCTTGCCGCCGACATAAGTGGCCTGATTGACTTGCAGACTCTCAACATTCAGACGTTTGCGGATATCCACGAAGTCAATATCAAGATGATAGTTGCCTTGCTCATCTTTGTAGATACCGAAGCCGGTGCTACCGGTTGCAAAGTTGCTGGACAGTATGTCACCGACAAGCTTTATCTGTTCGAGCGTGGATGTCCCCTTCGCATTGATACCTTCAAGGAAGGTCATCAGCTTTTCGATTGTTTCAGCCACATCCCTACGGACATAGCGGTCGTCATTGTCCGTATTACCACCAAGTGGATCAAGCGTGCAGTGGAAAAATCCTTTCTCACTGTCATCCGGCATGTCGGGATCTATTTTGAGTATATATGCTTTTCCGTTTACCGTTATGACCTGTCCAGGATATGGGACGTCTTCACAGTTTGCATTCTTCGCATATATACGCGCTTGCTCCAGAGAATCCGGTATTTCTGAAGAATCCAACGGACGGGATGATGTTCTCTTGTACGTTGTCCCGAATGGGGTTCCTTTTGTTACTACACCTGCCATTTACGATATCTTTAAGGTTGCATGATTCGTTGTTTCATTCACGATTGCTGTCTTCACAATCCACATGTTGTAATCCGTAGCAGCAGAACCGTTAGCTCCTTCCACACTTATTTTACTGGGACCGCTTACCATTTCTACATCCTTAATAAGATTACCTGGATATTCGGCAAACTCCAAAGATGAAATATTCCCTTCAGGGATGCATATAGCAATTATTTTCCAATTAGAGGCTTCGAATTTATATGTACCAGGACCATTGTATAGCCCGCTTGTAGCTAAAGCTCGTATCTCGGCTGAAGTCGTAGGAACTGAATCGCATACACCTGCGAACCATTTACGTTTGACGTTAACGCTAATCTTATTATTTAAAGTTTGCTGCGGTATGGCATTATCTGCGCTTGCAGCATAAACCACTGTGGCAGCATAGGTTTCTCCCTGAGTATAGTATCCGTCTAAGACTCGTACAGCTCTTTGCTCTCCATTGCTCTCTGCTGAGAATTCCATTTTGAATGCTTCATTGTAATCATAATATGCTTTGATCATTTCACCGTTACCATACCTGCTTGCTATATAAGTGATCTGTCCTTTAGCCGTCCCGTACTCGACGTCATTGGACGTTGACAGATGTCCTACCAGGGATGCTGACTCTGCATGTGAGAGCATTGTCCTGAAGAGACTTTCGTATGTTGTTCCTTGTTTCAGAACATCGCCCGGTTTAATGTATCCGGTTTGTGGAGCTGTGACGCGGATATCCTTGGTCAGGCTCCCTCCGGATCCGGACATATTCTTATATCTTTCATTCAGGAAAGATAATACGGTTGCCACATCCCGGTTAGATACACTGTTCTTCAGAATGGCTTGATCGATGTAATCAATGAGTTTATCTATGACTTCCTGGTTATCTGCCATGTCAGTTGAATTGTGAAGTGAATTGTTCGGTATGTATGCGTGCGGATCCGAAATCATCATCACCGAATGATCCGGTAACTCTTTGCTCTGAATCACTAAAATGCAAGGTTAACTTGATACTCTCCGGAGAGGTGGCACGAGCTGCTCTGGTCAGGTTCTCAGCTGTGACGTTAACTCTGATATTTCGTCCGTCCATGCCGAGGATACGGACGTCTTCAGAGGATAGCATATCGATCAAAAATATTAGTTCATCATTCGTCCGGTATCCTGATTCTACAGTCATAGATTCTTTTCCGGATAATCTTTCCCAAGATTCTACATAGTCGTCTATAACTTCATCATATACATTGAATGCGTTCTCTTCGTCAGCTTCGCGCTTGATGGTACCGATACCGGTGATTTCGATTAACTCATAGGAACCGTATGAATTGAGAAACTGCAGGAGATATCTTTCGCGGCTGATTGTGCCCGGCGTAATGACGATCGTGCAAGATTTTTTCTCTCCTACATACACATCAAATACGGAAGCCAAGATATGATGTGTATCAAACAACTGCTTCCGGAGGCGATATATATTCAAAGCGACCGGTTGCCCGGCTGATCCTTCTATCGTTGTCTCTATTCCGTTTGCGAGGATTTTCATAACTCCTCCTTCAGGATAGATGAAAGGCATAGGCAGCAATTCCGTTTCCCTGATCGTGATAAGTTTTCCGGTCGTTCGTGTAGTCTGGAAGAAGTTCACTTCCGGATTCATTAACTTCCAGAGAAAGACGCTTTTGTTTTCTTCATGCAGATGCCGGAGCATTCGCTTGCTGACTCCTCCGATAAACACGTTTAGATATAAAACCTTTGTTTCTCCATTTGCGTTTGAAACGTTGATTGTAATGCTTTTGGCACAACTATCTGCTTGGAGCAGGATCTTCTCAGACTCATTATATAATTGTGCCGGTCGCACGACATCAGCAAGGATGTCTTGTAGAAAGACAAAGAAGTCGCCTTCTCCGCTGCCGGTGAATATTTCTTTTCCATCAGCTGAAATGGTATAGGTTGCACGCGAGCTGCTACTGATCGATAGCTTAATCGGGTTCCCGGTCAAAGCCATGCTGGCCGGATATATGTTTACTGATAGTAGGCTCATTTTACTTGGTAGTTAGGTATAACAATAGATCCCTGTACCTGATAATCACAAGCACATTGATGCTGTAAGAAAGCCTCCCGCTCCGCAGTCGGAAGGGTGAGGAACTCAAAGAACTCATCAGAAGTAGCAGAGGCATTCCCTGAATACGATTTATACGCAAGCAACATTTGTTCGATGTCGGCGGATTGTATAGCTGCTGTAATGGTCACTTGATTATTCATAATTGCAAAATTGAAGATTATAACATGAGTGATAAAGGACAACTAAAACAGTTCGGCACGCACAAACTGGTCATATTGCACATCGTAATGCACTCCTCCTTTAGGATCGCTGATGTCGTAATGCATGGTACCACCTGATGTACCTAGATATGTCCGTACCCGGTAGTATAGATCAAAACTGTGCGTTGCCTTATAAATAAAGTATTCTTGTTTATTATTGAAGTCCTCTTCAGTCGGTACAGACAAAGGTATCTTTGCGTTAGGAGCATCCGTTGATGCGTTCTTGTACTGCAGATCATAAATGGTTTGGTCTTTTCCCAATTTACTTCTCCATTCATCTACTTGGCTCTTGGTCGCAGCGTTGACAGCGGCTGATCTATTATCGAATCGTTTCCATGTGTAGAGTTGTTCAACAATAGGTACAGTTTGCTCTTTGTCTAAATCAAAAGGCTTAAGTAGTTTGATAGTTCGCAGCTTTACTTTAGCCGGAACCGACGAACGATAAGGGAGTGTATATCGGACTGAATCAGGCAACATACGTTGACCATCCAGCAGGATAGGGGACAGGAAGCTCGGATTCATACATTGTTGTGCAGACAGATGCACATCAGTCTCGACCACATGATTGGCATGCCGGAGTATTGCATCGTAATCACGCCAAAAATGACTGAACAATCCGTATTGGCCAACAAAAGTGAGTGATATGTCACAGGCTTCACCATACTGCTTATCCAGTGCCGGCTTACCTTGTGAATCTAAACAGTTTTGCGATCCGTAGACCAAATAGCTGTTTGAGTCAAAGAACGAGAAGCAAAAAGCGAGTGGAGTCTGGTATTCCATATTCGCGGAGATGTCGACGTCTGAACTTGTAATAGTAGTATAGCGATGTACTTTGCTGAAAAGATAAAGCGGGACGGAGATAATTTTGGTTGTGCTTACTTTAAACATAGCCAGCTTGGACGGGAGGAATTCATCAACAGAGGAGATCTCTTTGTATGCCATATCTGCTCCTCTGTCCCAAGAAAAGAATTCGGAGGATACAAATTCAGTTTGTTGGGTGACATTGTCTGTTTTGTAATAGGCTGCATACTGAGGCTTATAGACTAGATATCCTCCAGCTTTAGTCGTTACGATATAATTGTATGGCTTGAGAAATTTGTCCAGTGATTCGGCAGCGGGTGCAGCGGAAGATTCATCCGTCGGGCCTTTCACATTAGTTGAAGCTGATAATTTAAGTTGCTGTGGCTCTTCAAAATTAATGACCGGTTTTGATGCTTTCAATAGTGTCCAGTCTGAAGAGTGAGGAGCGTTGATGATATCTCGTATAAATTTAAGCCGGACGCTGCGGGTGTTTCCATCGACAAAATAGAGCAGACCGAAACGGCACCAAAGTGCTTGCATGAATTCATTGATGGTGCAATCCGGCATCAATTCGGAATATTTCAGGATACCTTTGACACAGCAGTCTGCAGCATTATTAAGTACTACCAGCTGTTTGAGCTGGTGGTGTGTAGTGAATGGATTTTCGATGATGGTGTAGCCATAGGCTGCGAAGATGGTTTCAAGTATGTAGCTTACTTTTAGGAATGGTGTGACTCCATAACCTTCGGGTAGTGATACTTCTACCGGCCCGTCATCTATGAAAAAAGTTTCTGTTCGGGCTGCTCCGAATGATCCGTTATAGTTGTTTAGATATTCCAGGTAGTCTATGGTCTCTTTATCTACTTTACGATTGTAAGATACGGCTATAGGAAAAAGGCAAAACGGAGAGTCTTCTTTTGATCTATTATCTAAAATATAGGAAACGAGAGCAGATACTCCTCCTTCCGGTTTGTAGACCGGCATGTCTAGAGATTGCAGGGAAACTGCGTTCCAAATGCTGTATAATTCGGACTCACTAAAACCAACATTAAAGGTAATACCTTCTTCCTCGGATGCGCTTACCACATTCATCTTCCCGACGCGGTGATATACGCCATCGGAAATCGTGATACGATCATCTTTGGCAGGAGCGGTATCAATGTCGGTTCGCTCAATGTGCTTGTTTAGGCGAAGGTTCTTCTTTGTGCCCGGTATGGTGGCTGCGATGGACTGGGAACCACGCTCATTATAGATAGGAGAACTGTCTTCTATTTCTGTATTGAAATCTTTCTGTAGGTCGAAAGTTCCGGAGGCGTTAGATATTTTGAGTGACATGGCTGATTTATTTAGTTGATCGGGTAAACGGTTTCTTTGTTTTTTCGTCCAGCTCTTCTGCTTTATGGATATCGCGTAGGGTGACGTATGCTTTCAAGGTTTTAAGCGTACTAATGAGGCGGCTTATCTCTTTGAGCAATCCTTCAAGTTCGGTAGCGGATAGTGCTGCGTTGCCAGCTTCCTTGCTGTTCTCTTTGTAATTGTCAACAACCGAATAATTTCCGGAGGCACGCTGGGGAATATGTCCGCTGCGGGCATCTTCGATGGCATCCACTATCAAAGGATAGTTAATGTGTTTCTGTAGTCTGGCAAGATCTTCAGCGTTAATGATTAATTCAGCACCATTTTCGGAAATCAGGGAAGTACGTCGGACGATTCCGGTAGGGGAGGATCCGATGTAAGGTACATTACGGTAGTTCTTGCCATCGTCTTCTCCGATCACATCATAGCGTCCGGACGCCCATTGTGACACGCTGACTGTTGCCCGTTTGGTAGAATCGGTGGAGTCAGTATCATTAGAAGAACTGGATGAATGCTTTCCGCCTACCAGTCCTTTTAGTGTGGACTTGGCTGTAGCAAGTGCAGCCATGATCAATCCGGAGAGGATGGCGGCGCGGGCGGCACCGGAAGCTCCGAATGTTGCGACAGAGTCGGGCATGGCCATTGCTTCTGCCGTAGATCTGGCTACTGCACCGGTAGCTGTGGCTGTCGCTTTAATAATTTCTGCATTAATAATCTTACCCAGCACATCGAATATGATATCGATCATGGTATCGGCAAAGCCTTGCATGGCATTTTCTTGTCCGGAGATCAGGTTACCCACTGCAGATCCTAACTCGGATCCGTATTGCTTATATGTGTTGATACGTTCCTGGTATTGTTGCTGTTCTTTCTTGGTCTGTGCTTCGGTCTTCTTTTGCTCAGCTTCTTTTGCTTTAGCATGTGCAGCTTGTTCTTCTTTCAGGCATTTGACTTTGAAGTCCAGCAGCTGCTTCTCTACTTGCTTCCGTTGTTCTGCATTTAATCCTGCAAGAGAAAGCATACGTTCCAGGTGCATGACGGTGAGCTGTTCCATCGCATCATTGTATGCAGCCTCGGAATTAAGATTCTCATCCTTCCCGGAAGCATATAACTCTTTTAATTCCTGTTGCTGACGTTCATAGTCTATTTTTTCTTGATCAATCAGCTCTTGGGTATGTTCTTTTTGCATCTTCAGCTTCAGATCATTGATCTGATTTTGGATCTCAATGCCTTCTTTAGATTTTGTACCAGTGACTTTCAATGAACGTTCCAGATATTCCATCTGCAGACATTCCATTTCTTTCTGAAATTGCTTTTCGGTCTGTAGAGTTTCATCATTACCTTCCAGGTATATCTCTTTTAGGAAAGCCTGCTTCTGAGTATAGAGCTTTTTCTCTTCCTCAAGCTGCTTCTTCATTTTCTTTTTTGCTTCCGTTTCGTCAACAGGGGTGAGTGTTGTTTCTTCAGTCTTTGTTCCAGTGATAACAGTGTCTGGAAGGAGGTTATTGTTGATACGATCCAGGAATGGTTTGAACTTAGCTTCGGTCTGAGCTACTTTCTTTTCCATGTCATATACACTCTTAATGTAGTCTTCCATATACTCACCCATTTCATTGCTTAGTGATTGCCCCTTGAAGTATTTCACACTAATGGTATGGTAGGCTTGTCCCCAAGCCTTTTCCCATCCCATGCCGGCTTTTTGGAATTCAGTAGTGGTTTGCTTCAGGTCATCGATCACCATGCTGACGAGTTTTCCATTCCCAAGTGAGCTTGTTAGCTTACTACTGATGTTCTCCAGCGCTGTTGCTTGAGTCTTTATCTCTTTTGAAACAATCTTGTCTGTAGCTTCATTCTTTACTTTAAGGGCGATCTGCGTTTGGAGTGATCCGTTAATTCGTTTGTAGGCATTGTTGATTTCATCAAGAGAACTCTTCTCTGTCAGAAGGTGAGGAAGATACTGGCCATAAGTTTCGTTCACTGCTTTAATGAGTTTGCGGCGATCTTCAGTTCCTTCCCCAGCTCTTTTTAATGCTTCGAACAAGTTGTTGAGTGAACGTTGTTCTTTCAGTAGTTCCCCTTGGAATTGCTTCTGTGCTTCAGTTGCCTCATTGGAACGTTTGGTAAATTGGTAAATAGCAACAGCTGCTGTGGCCAATAATGAAATGATTATCCCCAACATGTTACCTTTCATTGTAGCATTGAGACGTTGCATGGCGGCCGTGGCCATCGCAGTATTGCCGGCTAGTGCATATTTTGCAGCAGACAGGGCTAGGGTAGATGCCAGCCGGATCTTACTCAGAGTCTCAGAGATCTTATCGGTTGCAATGCTTAAGAGTTTTGCGTTCCTGAACTTTGTCTCATAGAATTCTGCGGCTTTCACAGCGAGGTAGTAGGTTGTGATTGCTGTAGCTAAGGTGATGATTGTCCCGGAATGCTTTATCATGAATCCGATCAGGTCCGCAAATTTTTGCCCCCATTTGACAGTACCATCGACAGCATTGACAATTGTAGGATTCAGTTTTTCAACTAACTCCATCCCAATCTCGCTCAACTTATTCTTAGCCTGTGCTAATTTTGCGGCTGCTGTGTCCGATTTGGTAGCTGCCTGTTCCATAGCAACACTGGTTCCCGTGACTGCCTGAGTGTAGTATTTGACCTTTTCCGCCTCATTGATCAGGACAGATGCGACGTTATAACCTTCCTCACCGAACATCTTTTTGATCTTCGTTGCTGATAACTGTTTTTTCTGCAGATTGTCCAGGGCCGTTTCCAAACCGACAATTTTGGGATTGGTATCGTCAGCACCTGTCTGAAGGGTGAGGAAGAACTTCTTTAAGCCGGTGCCTGCAATCTCATCCTTGATGCCCTTTTCACCTAAAGTTTCGATTGTACCGACTAACTGCTCAATAGGAATATTGGCAGATGCAGCTGCCACCCCGGAACTTTTGATAGACTTCGTTACGGATTCGACAGCAGCAGATCCGTATTTAGATCCGGCGGCCATGACATTGGCGTAACGGGCCGCCTGATCAGCTCCGTCCCCGTATTGATTAAGTGATAAAGTAACGGCATCAACAGCATTTCTCAGGGTCATCCCGGAAGCGGAAGCTAGGATCAGTGTTTGCTCAGTGACTGCGGCCAAGGCTTCTTTATTGGAAAGAAGCTCAGGCTTGGCAGATCCGACCAGTTTGAAGGCATCCATGATATCCGTTGCAGATTGGCGAATACGAATGCCCGACTCCGTCACTGTAGTGGAGAGGCGCTTGGCTTCTCCTTCCAGCCAGTCGATGTTTTCTTTAGATAAGCCGGTTAATGCTTCAACATCGGCTTTGGTGTCCTCACGCTGATCACGTTTTTCCCGTAACTGATTTAATATAAAAGTCAGACCGGTGACAGAAGCTATCACAGTAGTGATAATACCGATATACCTTTTGAAGGAGTCGATGCTTCGCCTGATGGGAGTAGCTTGTGCACCTATCTCCACCTGCATATTTCTCTGTGCACGGGCTACTGCTTCTGACACACGTCTATTTTGTTCTAGAGCAGCATTGTATTGTTCAGTACCAGGAACTGCGGCCCGGAGCTCCTTCCTAACTTTTTGGCTAACAGCTAACAGCTCATCATAGGTTGCTCCAGAAAGATTCTTTAGGATCCTGTCAGTCTCAGCAACTTTTTGCTTGTAGGTGTTAAGTGCTTTATATTTAGTTTCAAGCTCTTTTTGTAGGATCTTGGATTTACTAGCGTACCCTGCTTCCGTTTTATCAAGAGCAGAGATTTTGTTCTCTAACTGGAAAATGGCATCTTCTATCTTTTTAACTCCTGCAGATGCTTCACTTCCGTCGATGAATATTTTAATACTTCGGTTTAGGTCATTCATAAGATGTTACTTTTCAATATATATTTTTGTTGCGTCGATAAGCATTGTGTCGAAATAGCGCATGCAGATGTCTGCGAGCTCAGGGAGTCTGTTCTTGATGACAGGATCGAACCATCTGTAAGCACGCCGGTTGCCTTCGTCCTGCTTGCCCAGTGATGCCGGATTAGTGTGCCTGATAATGCTAGTATTGATTTCAATTCCATTGATCCGTTTCAGATAACTCCATTTGGATCCAATGAAACCACCTTGTCCACGACCAGCACCCTTATGGATATAGACACCATGACGCGGGAAGGAGAAGCCAAGCCGATTGATCAATCCGTAGTTATCTGTATATGCTTTCGGTTCTAACTCGCGGGCTATTCGTAAACTGCGTGATCCGATAGCGGCCTTGAGTTGTGTGGTCACAGAGTCTTGCCATTGCTCCACTTCTTTATTGAATGCGGTGAGCTTATCTGCATCCTGAGCAAGGTTGAATCTTTCAATTTCTGAGATGGTTTCCATTCTGATCAGGCGGGAGGATGGAGAATCAGAGAACTTTTGTGCTTTCCTCCTAGCAGCATTGTAACGCCTGATCTCAGCCTTATTCTCTGATAATCGTTTATAAAAGCCCATTACAAAAAGTAGTTAGGATCAACAAAGAATTCTTCCGGAAGATTCAGGGAGAAGGTTAGAACTGTACCGTAGAAATTATCCCCGATTGGTCCGATGCCATTGATTTGGGTGTTTCGGTCAAGACTTGTTCTAAGATCAGGATCCTGTAGCAGTACATTTCGGATCTGTTTGCATATCTTCTTACAATGTTTTGCTGCTTGGTTGATGGAGTCAGGCTTTCCGGATACAGTGTTCATAGCGACAATGAATGAGTATATTTGTTTGTCGTTTAAACCGTCGGCTTCATTATCTTCTGATTCAGATTCGCAACCATCTACTGCGATAAGGATTGTACCGGTGACAGAAGATAGTTGATCGTTCAGATTCGTCAGATCCTCCAGTCCGAATGCGGTGAAGAATCTTCTTTTATCCGGTGTATGGGAAATGTCTTTAAATGATGAAGCGAGAGCTTCCCCATAGGCAAAATGGTCGTACTCCATAACGTTTAATGTTTAGGTTATGGGCACAAAAATAGCCCGCTGAGGGCGGGCTATAAAGGACAGTAAAAAGTACTGTTATGGTATGATTAATAGATTAAGTATTAGTATCATAAATTTAAATTGATTGAAAACATAATATACGGATACTAAGTTTAATATGGCTTGCATACGGGCACGCTTAGCTCGGCGATGACGACGACTCATGGACGACCTCCTTTATTGATCTTGTTCCTAAAATCGAACGTGATTATTTTGTCAATAGTTTGTTCTCTTTTGGGCGATGCTATCTTCTTTTTGTAGTTGGTAAGCATCTCAATAACGGTATCGATATGATTCTCTCTGATAGATCCGATAGTCGTGGTTACGGTTCCGGCATAACTGCCATCCGGTCTGAGAATCATTGATTCGCCTTCTAAGTGGATGTAACCTGTCTCATTGTTAATAACACGACATTGAGATGGTATGATTTTCTCTATGTATTTTTTCATGGTTGATCTCCTTTCTGCTCTAACAGGTAAGTATCTTCTCCAAAAGAATAATGACCACGAACTTTGCTATAAGAAATAAAGCACACAGGGGTGCTATCGTCATCTCCTAGTTTAAAGCTCCATTGCCCTCCGGAGGAAGTTTCATGACTACTTCTAAATATGAGCGTCTTTTGGTTAGGGTATTTTTCGTTTAGTCTTTTGACGACTTCTTCAAATTCACACTTCAGTGAATCCATTGCGCATTTATCCTGTACTAGGATACGGTCGTATGCCTGGGCAAATTCACACATTTCCTGCCCTTTGTTATTAACCTTTCGGTAGGTCTTTACATCATAAATGAATATCATTTCTTACCTCCTTTCTTGCATTGTTTTGCCCGATAGACACAGATGGCTGCACCGATCACGGCAGGAGGGAAGATAAAGGTAAGGCAAAAACAGGCTATGGCAGAGACGTAGTAAGCATCTGATGCGGAGTTGATAGCACAGTCTTTCTTAAGTTCGCTGAAGTAACGTTCTTGGAGCGTGTTTACATCCGTACTATTGGTACGGAATGAGGGCACGAA